ACGGGCGACTCATGCTCGTGCCCGGTGACGACTACCTGCGCATCAACATCCTGGCGACCACCACCTTTGACGGTGTTCCGTCGGTGCCGCTGGTCAGCATCGGTGAGATCGAGAACGCGATGGGCCGGTTCATGACCAGCGTGGAGGCCGCGCAGGCCGACCAACTGGTCCGCATGTGCACCGCGCAACTCTCGCTGTGGCTCAACCGAGACCTGGTGCCCACCCGACACGTCAACGAGCAGCACGTCGCCAACGACCTGCTCGGGATCAATCGGCTGGAGTTCAACCACGGTCCGGTCACCGCCGTCGAGTCGGTCACCTACAGCGGGCAGGACCCGACGACGACCTACAACGACTGGCTGCTCGCGATCATGCCGATGGGCTCGTACACCGTCACCTACGTCAGCGGTGACCCGGTGCCCAACGAAGCGGTCAAGGGTGTGCTCATCCAGGCGGTCGCCGGTGCGGTGCTGTCCGGTGCGGCCGCCGCCACCGGCGCGATCAAGTCGTACTCGGTGGAGGGCTCCTCGATCACCTACGGCGAGCCCGGCGCGGTCGCCGGCAGCGTGGGTCGCTTCGCGGTCGCTGACCTGACCTCGATCAAGCGGCTCAAGCGGCGGGGGATCGCATGACCGCCCGCCGCGACACGCTCTTCCCGGTCCCCCCGAGCGACCCGCTGTTCGTCTACGACCTGACCATCTGGCCAACGAGCGCGGCCAGCGCGATCGTCGACGACGAGGGCCGCTGGGACCACGAGAGCACGACACCGGTGGTGGTGCCCGGCTACGCCGCGCCGCCGGACACCCGCACGTTGACCATCGCCACCCAGGCGGGCGCCGAGGTCGACGTCGTCGCCCTGGTCGGTCGGGACGTTGTCGCGCACACCGGTGACCACGTCCAGATCCCCGAGGCGGGCCTGCTGCTGCACCTGGGCGGCACCTACCGGGTCACGCTGGTGCGGCCCAACCCCGCGCATACGCGCCTGCTGTGTCGAAGGGTGGAGGGCGTAGACGAGCCGCACTACCCGTGACCCACGCCTACGCCATCCGCGATGCCCTCATCGCGGGGCGGCAGGGCGTCGGTGGGGATGCTCACGCGTACGGCGAGGTCATGCTCGACGACCTCAAGGTGCACCTGTCCGAGCCGTACCCACCGCCGTCCGACCCGGGCCACGACCCGCACTTGCGCACCGGCGACCTGCGGCACTCCTACCTGGTGCAGACCGCCGAGGACGCGGTCGGCGCGACCATCGAGTTCGCCTCTCGCATCAAGTACGCGGTGTACCTGGAGTTCGGCACCCGCAGGATGCTGCCGCGCCCGCACCTGCGGCCGCTGGCGCTGCGCCACGCGCAGCCGCTGCGGGAGGTCCTCGGTGCGGGCATCGAGCGCCGAGAACGGGGGAGCAGGCTATGAGCACCGAGTCGGTGGCCGGTGACGTGCGCACGGCGGTGGTGGCCTGGGGCGGGGTCAGTGGGCGCGCCTTCCGCGATGCCGCACCCAACCGTGCGACGTTCCCGTACGTGACGTTCTTCGAGATGCCGTCGACGCCGCGACTGTCCGGTGACGGGCGGGTGGTCGCCTGGGCGCGGCAGGTGCAGGTGTCGCTGTGGCAGACGCTCAAGACGGAGAACCGCACGCTGGTCGCCGACCTGACCCACGCGCTGGACGGCATCAACGTCGGCATCGAGGAGTACGGCTGCCATGTCGTGGAGAGCCAGCGGCTGCCGGACCCGGCGGGCGAGGTGGTGCAGGACGCGCTGACCATCCTGGTCACGCACAACGGAGCCAAGGCGTAGGGGGCAGGCATGCCGTACGTGGTCCAGACCTGGGCAGACCTGCCGGACACCTCGACACCGATCACCGCCGCCCGGCTGACCCACATGGAGCAGGGCATCAACAGTGCGACCAACGTCGCCGAGCAGGGCGGTGCGGTCACCTCGGTGAACGGCCAGACCGGCGCGGTGGTGCTGACCGCCGCCAACGTCGGTGCGCTCACCCAGGCGGCTGCGGACGCTCGGTACGTGCAGGTCGGCTCGACGCTCGACCAGGCCACCGCCGACCTGCGGTACGTGCAACTCGCCTCGCGCGGGATCTCAGGCGGGATCGCCACCCTGGACAACGCGGGCCGCCTGCCCACCGGACAACTGCCGACCAGCGGGATTGTCACGACCGTCAACGGGCTGTCGGGTGGTGTCACGCTGACGGCCACCTCGGTCGGCGCTGCGACGGTGACCGACGTCAACAACGCGGTCGCCAAGACCACGCTGTTCATCTTCTACACCGGCACCTCATGGCCATCCCGCGCGACGGTCACTGCGGACGTAACCCGGCGCGTGGAGTGGGTCGGCGGCACGGCGTCCACTCCACCGACCATCGGCGGTACCGGCGCGGTCAACGACGTCGACTGCTGGGAGTACGTGGGCTGATGCCGTTCAGACGCCGCTTCGCGCACGCCGGGGCCTGGGGTGCCCCCGGGCGCACCGGCGTGTCGCCTTCGCCGCCGCCGCCGCCCCCACCGCCGCCCCCACCGCCGACGACGGTCAGTCTGCTCGCGGTCGGCGACATCGAGGCAGCGCCGCAGAGCAGCGGTACCGCCGCACTGGTCGGCACGTACTACGCCCAGCCCTCGTACACGATGCTGCTGGCGATCGGCGATGAGGTGTACGAGGGCGGTGCGCCAGCGGACTGGAACAACTTCGCGCTGAACTCCAACGTGCTGCGCGGCGGCAGCACCGCTGCGAACCAGTGGATCTTCCCGGGTACGGGCCACCATGAGTGGGGCGACTCGGGCTCGACACCGATGACGGGGGCGACCGTCCACAGCCCCGCCGACGGGTTGAAGCCCTACATGGACAGCAAGGCCAGCGGGCTCGCCTACGGCGGCCCGAACCTGTGGTACTACTTCCACGACATCGCCTCGGTGGGGTGGCGGATCGTCCACCTGTCCGGCACGACGCAGCCCCCGAACGTGCTGAACCCCATCCACAACACCGGCGACCCGCTCGTCCCCCTCGGCGGCTCGGTCGTCAGCAACAAGGCGCTGACCTCGAATGTCGCGACGCTGACCGTCGTGTCCGGGCATGGCATCAATGTCGGGAACTCGGTCACGGTCGCGCTGTCCCCCGCCGACGCCAACTTCGACGGCACCTTCACGGTGACCGCCGCCGGCGGGACGACGATCTCCTACGCCAAGACGCACGCGAACATCGCCTCAGCCGCGACCGGCGGCGAGGTGGGCACCGCGCAGTGGTCCTGGTTCCGCGATCGGCTCGTCGAGGCGGTGACCAACGACTACTGCGTGCTCGCGTGCTGGTCCGACCCGCTGTTCGCCACCACCGATGACCATCACTCGGCCGAGCCTGCGGTGCTGCCGCTGTTCACCCTCTTGCAGCGGTACCGGCCGAACCAGGCGCTCATCCTCAACAGCCACAAGCACAACTACGAGCGCATGTCCAAGATGCTGCCCGACGGCACAGTGTCGACGCTGCAAGGCGTGCCGAACATCGTCATCGGGACGGGCGGCAACGGGCACTACCTGTTCACCGGTGCCACGGCGACCGGGAGCAACTACCAGGACGACACGAACAGCGGGGCGCTCACGATCGCCCTGTCTGACAAGAGGGCTGTCACCACCTTCATCGCCGTCGGTGCTACGCCGCTCGACGGCCCCATCACGTTCTCACTCAACGGCGGGGGCGTCTCCCCGCCGCCCCCGCCCCCTCCCCCCGCCACGGGATGGCCCCCCACCTTTGTCGGCGCCACGGCGTACGGCGAATCGAACACGCGCTAGGAGTGGGGATGGCATTCGCTGACTTTCTGACTGACGAGCAGAACAGCAACGGCTCGTTCGCGGTGCGACGGTCGTACGACTCGGCGATGCCCGCGTCCTGGTCGGTGTCGGCGGCGGTTCGCGGCTCAGCGTCAGGAAGCGACTACCTGCGCTACATGTCGTGGTGGTCCCTCGACGTGGCCGGTACGTGGACGTCGGCGTACCAGTCCCTGTCGTCGAGCGACTCCCAGGCTCTACTCGCGGTGCTCAAGGGCGTGCCGCCCAGCCACAAGATGCTCTGCACGATCGCCCCCGAGCCCGACAACTCGACCGGCCCCCTCTACGGCGTGACCAACCGCGGCATCTCTGAGGCGACGATCGTGTCCCGCTACTCCTCGGCGATCATTCACATCTACGGGGGGTACAGCACTAACTACGGCAACCTGACCGCGCTGATGTGGTCGGAGGGCACGACCACCACACCGACGGTCTCCTTCCTGACCAACACCGTGCCCGACCGGCCGGACATGCGGTACTGCCCGTACCACGAGATCGACCAAGGATCCTCGACAGCCGGGGACAACGGAGGCAAGGCGAGCATCACGACCTACACGAACGTGATGCGCAACGCCCGGACGAACATCGACCAGGCGAACCTGGCCCGCAACCACCCGATCCAACTCGTTGCCTGCATCACCGGCTTCCGGTTCGGCAACAGCAACACCACGCTCAACATGGACGCGACGCACGGTGGCATCTACGACGCGTACATCAACCCGGTCCTGCAGTACATCGACGAACTGGGCATCGACTGCTACGGGTACAACGACGGGTTCACCCCGGACCAACTCAAGCAAGCCCACCTGTACTACCTGCAGAAGAAGGCGAACTTCCCGAACCTGGTGTGGTCCGTTCCAGAGTTCGGCTGGGAGGTCGGGGCGAACGTCACGGCCGCGTTGTACTGCAAGGACACCCGCGACGCCGTCCCGCTCATCAACCTGGTCAAGGCCGATGTGGCGTCATGGCCCGCAAACGAGCGGCCGACGAACATCATCTGGTTCAACAACGGTGGCCAGCCGTTCGACGGGGTCGACATCGAACTGAGTTCGGCGCAGCAGAGCGCCGGACTCGGTGACCGCAGCGCCGTCGAAGGCACCCCGGGACCGTACCCGCCATACGACGGGCTGCTCCCCAAGGCGCAGGCCGCCTGGAAGGAACTGTCGCTGACCTCGCAGGCGGCGGGCTTCTACCAGGATCAGCCAGCCGCCGACTTCGCCGCGCTGCAGACGCGGATCCGACCGATCATCGACGCGGCCAACACCTACCGTCTGTCGCAGGCGGGGACAGGGGTCTACAACGACATCCTGTTCGGCCCCGCGTTCACCGCCTACTCCTGGCAACGCAACGACACCCCGTCCGGGACCGACCACAATGCCTTTGTTGACGACTTCTACCCGGGCAACGGGATCTGGGACTTCCTCGGCGTCGACGCCTACTCGCGGACCAACCCGGCGCCGAGCGCCGCCACCTTGCTGGGTGGTGCGTACGCCTACGCGATCAACCGCGGCGCCGACTCCAACACCGGCGTGGTGCACGACTCGATCCCGTTGGCCATCAGTGAACTGGGCTTCGAGGGCATCACAGACGCGGCCAAGGTCACCGCGCTCAACGACGTACACACCTGGGCATCCACCCGCAACGTCATCTGCGTCTGCTACGACAACCGGGGCAACCAGTACGGCGACTCCTACTACCGCGACTGGCAGTTGTACCGCCCGACGGGTACCCCGTCGGGGCAGAGCCTGGTCACCCTCGGGGGGTTCTGAGTGGCCAACTCCGCAACCCTCCAGGGGACCGCGACCAACGCCGCGACCGCCAACGGCGCGACGCTGGACATCGCGATCCCCACCTGCTCGGCGGGCGACGTGCTCGTGGTGCACGCCAGCGCGGCGAACACCGCTGCGGCGACCTGGAGCGCTGCGGTCCTGTCTCCGGCGCACTCGCTGGGGGCGCCGCAGGGGCAGATCAGCCGGGCCAGCCTCGACTCCGCAGCGTGGATTTACACCGCGCAGACCGGTGACAGCAACGGCACCCTGCGCATCACGTCCAGCGTGCCTGGGCACCTCATCGTCGGCACCCTCACCGTCCTGCGCAACGTGGGCGCGCTGGACGTGGCGCTGCCGCTGGTCCTGTCCGCCGCGTCGACGACCTCCTCGCTGAACCCGGTCGCGCCCAGCGTGACCACCACCGGCGCCGACGACACGGTGATGACGCTGTACGCCGAGAACGACAGCGCCGGACGTGTCTGGTCGACCAACTGGGCGGGCGGCACCATCGCCTGCCAGGAGCACACCGCCGCCGTAGCCGCGGGCATCACTAGCGCGACCTATCTGCAACTGGACCGGGCCGCTGCCGGGGCGACCGGCACCCTGACCGGCACGGTCGCCAGCCCTCCTAACCAGTGGACTGCGATCACCATCGCGTTCAAGGCGAAGATCGCCAACCAGCCACCGGTGGCCAACTCCGGACCCAACCAGACCGTTGCTCCCGGTGCGCTGGTCACCCTGGACGGCTCGGGCTCGACCGACCCGGACGGCACGATCGCCTCCTACTCCTGGGCGCAGGCGTCCGGCACCACCGTCTCCCTGTCGGGCTCGGGGGTCGCCAAGCCGACGTTCACCGCGCCGAGCCTGCCCGCCGGGGACACCCTGGTGTTCAACCTGTCGGTCACGGACAACTTGGGTTTACAGAGCACCTCTGGCTCGTCGGTGACCATCTTCGTCAACGGCACCGGCGCGGCCACCGGGCTCGGCTTCCGCGACTCGATCTCGGCTCAGGGCCCCACCGGCACCGCGGCCACCTGCGGCACTCCGGCCGGGACGGTGACCGGCGACCAGATGATCGCCTTCGTCGACGCGCACGTCGTGTCGGCCACCGACGCGTTCGTCACCCCGGCCGGCTGGACGAAGGTGCTGGGCTCGGACTGGCCCGGCAGCAACCAGTACGGCGTCTACCGCAAGATCGCCGCCTCCGGCGATGCGGGCGGGGCGGGCAGCGTGTCGGTCACCTGGGCGACCAACCCGGGCAAGTGGCAGATCCACGTGCTCGCCTACAAGGGCGCCCTCGCCGCGCCGCAGGACGCCCAGGTCACGTTGGAGACGACGGCGCGGACCGCGCACCCGGCGCCGAACCTCAATGCCGCAAGCACGGTGGGCTGCTGGCGGATCGGGCATGCCGCGGACGAGAACGGCCCCGCCTCCACGTCGCTGACCCCGTCCGCCACACCGACGCCCGTGATCATCGTGCGCGAGCAGTTCTACCAGGCGGGTGGTGGCTCGTTCGCCTGTGCCACCGGCGACACGGGCGCCCCGGTGAGCACCGGCACGATCACGGGCGGGACCTGGACCGGGACAATCTCGACGAACAACGCCTACGTCGTCTCGCTGCTGCTCGCCCCGTCCGCCGCCAACCTGCCGCCGGTCGCCGACGCGGGGGCCAACCAGAGCGGTGTGGAGCCGTTCGACACCGTCACCCTCGACGGCTCCGGGTCGAGCGACCCGGAGGGCGGCACGTTGACCTACGCATGGACGCGGATCAGCGGTCCCGCGGTCACCCTCTCCTCCTCGACCGCCCAGCGGCCCACCTTCCTCGCGCCGGGGCTGATCGCTGGAGCCACCCTGGTGTTCGGGCTGGTGGTCACCGACAACGGCTCGCCACCGGCGGTCAGCCCGCAGGACACGGTGCAGGTCGCCGTGCTGCCGGCCTACCGGTTCATGGCCAAGGCCTCGTCCTGGCAGGCGGTGCAGCGACTGCAGCCGCACACCGGCTCCTGGCGGTAGTTGCGTGTCGGGCCGCCGGCCGGCCCCTGCGCGGCCCTACGCTGCCCTTGGGCCAGAGCGCATGATCGGCCCGGCTCCACTCCAGACGCTGCTCGGACGACCCAGCACCACCCCTGAGCACCACCTGGAAGCGAGGAGCCGCTCATGGCGCTCGGTCACTCCACCGTCGTCTACGACGTGCGTGACTTCAAGGTCTACCCCATGCTCACCGACGACACGACCTCGTCCCTGACCTACGGGGCGGGCGTGGACGTGCCCGGCATCGCCGACGTCGCACTCAACCCGTCGTTCATCACCGCGGAACTGCGCGGAGACGGCGGCGCGATCCTGGCGAAGAAGGGCAACATCGACAAGTTCACCCTCGCCGCGACCTACGGTCGGCTGTCCGAGGATGTCCTGCTCACGGTGCTCGGTGGCACCGTCACCGACACGGCGAGCACCCAGTCGGCGTGGTCGCTGCTCGGTGCGAACGCGCTGCCGTACTTCAAGTCGACGTTCCTCATCGACCAACTGGACGTCGGGTTCGGGGCTCTGATCGTCACCCTGTTCAAGAGCCAACTGACCGGCGGGACGCTGCTGGAAGGCAAGACCCAGCAGTTCAGCCAGCCGACCCTGCAGATCGAGTGCATCGCACCGACGTTCGGCAACAAACTGATCGACGTCTCGCTGTACTCGCTCGCGCAGACGCTGCCGTAACCATCTGACGCTAGGACGCTTCATGACGCCATCGACGACCGCACTGCCCTCCGCGCGCCCCAGCGCAGCAGTGCTGCGCAACAAGGGTGTGCCGGTGCGGGTGCACGCCACGCAGATCGCTCCCGGTGGGGACCTGGACACCGGTCCCCACTGGGAGCGGGTGCTGCTCGGCGAGGAGGAGAACCCGGTCCCGCAGTTCGAGACGCTGCACGTGCGGTTCACCACCCTCGACCTGGCCGAGATCGAGGAGAAGTGGGGCGGCATCACCGAGTGGAACGAGGCCCTCAACGGGTCGAAGTCCAACGCCGCGATCATCGACACCTTCGCGATCCTGTGGCGGATGCCGCGGGAGCGGGCCGGGACGGCGATGCTCGACGGCGCGCTCGACGACTACGCCGCCGCGCTCGGCGGTGCGTTCCTGCTCGCCAACGGCGGCGAGGTCGATGCCGTCGTTCGAGTGCTGGAGTCCCGGGTGACGGTGACCGGGACGAAGCGGAAGATCCAGGGCCTGGCGGTGGGGGCGCAACTGGACGAGGAGCGCCGGCTGGTGGGGGAGGCGGAGGACGCGCTGACCAAGTACGAGGAGGAGCAGGCCAAGCCGGAGCAGCCGGAGAAGCCGAAGCGGACGCGCCGTACTTCGACTACGCCGAATGGCTCGGACACTGGGTCCGAACCGGTCGCAGCCTCGACGAGTTCTGGTCCCTGAGCCCGGCCCAGGTGGCGTTCGTGGTGGAGGCGGCGGTGGCGGGGGCGGCCGGCGGCGCCGCGGAGCCGGTCGAGCGGGGCGACCCGTCCACGCTGCTGGCGTGGGCGATGCAGGCCAACCGGGGGTGAGCGATGGCGATCGAACTGGCTGAACTGGTTCAGCGGATCCGCATCGACACCACCGACATGCTCCGGGCGGAGGCGGTTGCCGACCGCTTCGGGCGCAAGATGGACCGCCTGGACGGGCGCACCATCCGGGTGCGGGTCAACCTGGACGCCGCCTCGGCCACCGCCGGGCTGACCGGGCTGGACACCCTGGCCCGCCGCCTGGACGGGCAGCGGGTGCGGATCGCGGCCAGCGCCACCGGCACCGGCGCGACCAGCGCCCAACTGACCACGCTGGCCGGGGCGGCCGCCCGGCTGGACGGGCGGCGGGTCTCGATCGGGGTGGACGCGCGCGGCGTCGAGGCGACGATGGGGCGCATCGCCGCCGCCGCCGAGGCGCTGGGCCGGCTGCGGGCCAACGTCACGATCAGCCAGAGCGGCGCCGGGCTGACCATCCGCGAACTGCAGGCGGTCGGTGAGGCGGTCAGCCGGGCCGACGGGCGCACCGCGCGGATCGGGGTGGACCTGGGCACCAGCCAGGCCGACCTGGCCGCGCTGTCCGCGGCGCTGGCCCGGGTGGACGGTCGACGGGCTCGGGTGTTCGCCGAGGTGGCCGGGGTCGCTCCCGCCGTCGCCGACGTCCTGGCACTGCAGACCGCTCTCGTCCGGCTGGACGGGCGGCGCGCCAGGGTCACGGTCGACGCGGACGTCCCGGCCACCACCGCGTTCGACGCCCTCCAGGCGGCCGCTGACCGGCTGAACGCCACCCGGGTCCTGGTGAGTGCTCGCATCGACACCGAGGCCGCCCAGGGGGCGCTGCGGGCCCTGCAGGACCGCCTGGAGGCGGTGGACGGGCGCACCGCGCGGATCGGGGTGGACCTGTCCGGCGAGGAGGCCGCGGCCGCCGGGCTGGCCGGCGTCGACGCCGCGCTGCGGGCCCTGGACGGGCGCACCGCCCGGGTGTCGGTGCGCGCCGACACCACCGTCGCCGTCCGCTCGCTACGCGAGACCGCGCTCGCCGTCGACGCCGTCGACGGGCGGCACGCGCAGGTCAGCGCCAGCGCCACCGCGGACGTGCGGCAGGCGCTGCTGGACCTGGACACCCTGGAGCGCACCGCCGAGCGACTGGACGGGCGGCGGGTGTCGCTGACCGCCACCCTCGACGACGCCGACGTCGTCACCCGCGCCGCCGCCGCCGAGCAGGCGGTGGCCCGCATCGACGGCCGGTCGGCCACCCTGCGCGCCCGTGTCGAGGGGGTGCCCGACGTCGAGCGGGCGCTGGAGCGGCTGCGGGTGGACGCCGACGCCATCGACGGGCGCGAGGTGCGGGTGCACGCCGGTGCCGACGTGGACACCGCCGAGGCGCAGCGCCAGATCGCCGCGCTGGACGCCGCGTTCACCGCCCTGGACAACCGCCGGGTGCACCTGGTCGCCACCCTGGACACCGCCGGGGTGCGCACCGCGCTGACCGAACTGCGGGTCGCCCTGGACGCCCTGGACGGCCACACCGCCACCGTCTACACCCAGGTCGGCGGGGTCGCCGACGTCGAGCGCGGGCTGGACCGGGTGCGGGCCGCGGTGGCCCGCCTGGACGGGCGGGTCGTGCACGTGCGCGGCGAGGCCGAGATCGCCACCGAGCAGGCGATGCTCGACCTGGCCGCACTGCAGGCCGCGGTGGGCGCCCTGGACGGGCGGCGGGTCGCGATGGTCGCCACCCTGGACACCGGCGACGTCACCACCGCGGCCACCGAGGTCCGGGAGGCGCTGGACGCGCTCAACGGGCACCCGGCCACCGTCCACACCCGCATCGAGGGCGTGCCCGACGTGCTGCGCGGGCTCGCCGAGGTCCGCCTCGCCGCCGACGCCCTCGACCGGCGGGTGGTGCGGGTCGCGGTGCAGGTGGACGCGCAGATCGCGCAGGCGCTGCGCGACGTGGCCGCCGTGCAGGCCGCCGCCGCGCGCCTGGACGGGCGCCGGATCCGGCTGGCCGCCGCGCTGGACCCGACCGCCGCCCGCGCCGCCGTCGCGGCGATCGAGGCGACGATGGCCCGGCTCAACGGGCGCACCGCCACCGTGCGCATCGACATCGCGCAGGCACTGCTGGACCTGGGCCGGCTGTCCACCGCGGCCGCCGCCCTGGACAACCGGCGCATCGACCTGACCGGGCATCTGGACACCGGGCCGGTCACCACCGCGCTCACTGAGTTGCAGGTCGCGCTGGCCCGCCTGGACGGCCAGCGCGTCACCGTGCACGCCGCGCTGGACGGCGAGGCCGACGTGCTGCGCGGGCTGGACCGGGTCCGCGAGGCGGCCGACCGCCTCGACGGGCGGGACGTGTCGGTCAGCGCCGCCATCGTGGCCACCACCGCACCGGCGCTGCGCGACCTGGCCACCCTCCGGCGGGCGCTGGATGACCTGGACGGGCGCCGGCTGACCGTCTACGCGGCGCTGGACACCACCGCGCTGCGGGCGGCGCTGACCAACCTGCGGCTGGAACTGGAGCGCCTGGACGGGCAGGTCGCCACCGTGCACGTCGAGGTGGCCGGCGCGCAGACGGTCCGCCAGTCCCTCGCCGACGTCGGCGCCGACACCGACCGCCTGGACGGGCGCCGTGTGCAGGTGCACGCGGGGGTCGACGTGGACACCCGGGCCGCGCTGGCCGCCGTCGCGCAGGTCGAGGCCGCGCTCGCCACCCTGAACGGGCGGCGGGTGCTGGTCGGCGCCGACCTGGACAACCGGGCGGTGCTGCGCGCGCTCGCCGAGATCACCACCGCGCTGAACAACCTGGACGGGCGCACCGCCACCGTCACCGGCATCGCCGACGTCGCCGAGGCGATCCGGCGGCTGCGCGAGTTCGGCGAGCAGGTCGACGCCATCGACGGGCGCCGCGCCCAGGTCGGGGTGGACGCCAACGCCGACGTCGCGCGGGCGCTGGCCGCCCTCGCCACCCTGGAGGCGGCCGTCGACCGGCTGGACCGGCGGCGCATCCAGATGGTCGCCACCGTCAACACCGGGCTGGCCTTCGCCGCGATGGCCCGGCTGGAGACGGCGCTGGCCCGCCTCGACGGGCGGCGGGTGCTCGTGCACGCCGAGGTCGACGGCACCGCCGCGGCCATCGCCGAACTGGGCACCGTCGAGGCCGCCGCCAAGGCGCTGGACGGCAAGGACGTCAAGGTCAAGGTCGAGGCGAGCGGGGTCGGGCGCACCACCGCCGAGGTGGCGGCGGCCGGGGCGGCGATGACCGCGGCCGGGGCGGCCGGCCGCGGTGGGGCCGGCGGCTTCCGGCTGTTCGGCGAGGCCGGCCACAGCGCGGGCGGGCACCTGGCCTTCCTCACCGAGGTGCTCGCCCAGATCAAGATCCCGCTGATCGTCACCGCGTTCGGCGCGCTCACCCAGGCGATCGGTGCCACCGGCGCGGCCGCCGTCGGGCTGGCCGGCGCGCTGGCCCCCGCCGCCGGGATCCTCGCCGCCTACCCCGGCTTCCTGGGGGCGATCGTCAGCGCGGTCAAGGGCTTCACCTTCCTCACCAAGGGCGCCGCCGAGGCCGCGGTGGCCATCGAGAAGTACGGCGCGGGCTCCAAGCAGGCCGCCAACGCGCTGCGCCCGCTCACCGAGGAGGGGCGCGTCCTCACCAAGCAACTGGTGGCGTTGAAGAAGACCACCGACGAGATCAAGCAGGCCGGCCAGGCCGAACTGTTCCCCGGGCTGAGCCGGGCGCTGCGCATCATCCAGCCGCTCATCCCGGTCGTCGAGCACTCGATGGCCGCGCTCGGGCGGGCGCTGGGCACCCTCGCCGTCGACGGTGCCCGACTGTTCTCCTCCGGCCCGTTCTCCTCCGACCTGGCCCTGCTCGGCACCGCCAACGCCCGGATCGTCACCAACCTGGGGCACGCCGCGCTCAACCTCGCCGACGCGCTGCGCTCGATCCTGGTGACCGCCAGCCCGATGACGCAGGCGCTGTCGCGGTCCGCGGCGGCCGCGACCAAGACCTTCGACGCCTTCATCCAGGGCAAGCGGGCCAGCGGCGACCTAGGGGAGTTCTTCGCCCGCGCCCACCAGACGGCCGGCCAACTGACCCGGATCCTGGCCAACCTGGCGGTGGGCCTGGGCCGCGTCTTCGGGGCGGGCGGGTCCGCGATCGGCCAGTCGATGCTGGCCAACCTCGAACTGCTCACCCAGCGCTTCCGCGAGTTCACCGGGTCGGCGACCGGGGAGAACCGGATCAAGAAGTTCTTCGACGACGCCAACCCGGCGATCCAGGCGTTCGGCCGACTGTTTGGCGCGGTGTTCCGCGGCATCGCCCAGATCACCGAGCAGGCCGGAACCACGCTGGCACCGCTGCTGGACGCGATCACCACCCGGATCGTGCCGGCGCTGGTCCAACTGGCCGAGGGGGCGTCGGCCTCGCTGCTGCCGGCGCTGATCAACGTCACCGAGGCGTTCATCCGCTTCTTCAACGTGCTCTCGTTCAACCCGATCATCGGGCTGGTCAACGACCTGTCGGCGATCGCGCTGGCCCTCATCAAGATCGTCTCGGCGGTGCCCGGCCTGGGCACGGTGCTGGCCCAACTGCTGGCCATCGGCACCGCGATGAAGGCGATCAAGATCGCCGCCGAGTTCACCGGGATCAGCAAACTGGGCAGCGCGCTCGGGCTGATCGGCGGCAGCGGCGCCACCGCCGCAAGAGGGCTCGGCCAGGTCGCCGCCAAGTCGGCCGCGATGGAGGGCGCGGCCGTCGCCGCGGCCGGCCGCGGCGGGCTGCTGG